TTAAAGAACATAAGTAAATATTGCTCCACCAATTCCTATAATAGAACCAATCACTACGCCACCTATAATTCTTTCAGCCCATTTAGACTGAACATTGTCTCTCATTTGAGACTGTTCAAGTGCTCTAAGTCTGACTTCGTGATCTGAAGATTGACTTAATGATCTTCCTATTCTCTCTTCAAGCACTGGTATATGCCTAACAAAAGAAAGAACCTCTTCCATATGCTTCTCTAAGTTTGCTATACGCATTTCTATGCCTGTTGCTTCCATTCTTTTTTATTAAAATGTGTGTGGATAATAGTGTAAAGATACATTAAATAACAAATAAAACAATATTTCGATTGACTATAAATTGTTATGGTCTTATTATCGTAATCATTAATTACATAAAGGGGATGACAAGATGCTTTGCTATGAATGTGGAACTGATACTAGAGTTATTGATGTTAGAAAGTTTGTTGATGGCACTGTTTTAAAAAGGAGAAGAGAGTGCTTGTCGGAAACATGCAGAAATAGATTCACTACTTATGAGGAGCCTCATAAAGAAAAGAAGAAAAAACTATAAAAGGTCTATTGTTTTTGATGCTTCTTCAAAATTCTTTCCAAGCCCAGACCATTCTAAGTCTCCTGATATCCTATAAATCCATCCAGTCAACTTGTGCCTTTTGCCGTAAGGGTTTTTAGGAATCCATTTTAATGAAACCCTTTCATATCCCTTTTCCTTAAACAGATTAATGAGTTCTTCTTTTTTGCTCATTGCTAAAATACCAATCCCAATACTCTTCATAGATTTCTCTAAATTCTTTTAGTGTTGGGATAATTAAATGTGGGGTTTTTTTAAACGAGGAGACATATACCCTGTAGGCAATATGTAATTCCTGTTCGCTATATAAGATCACACCTATTATGATAAACGAAATTGTAAATTAATTCATCTAAGATATATTTTAGGGACTTTTTTTCTTTCCGCCTTTGCCTGCCCATAATACTTTTCTCGCCCAGTGGTTTGCAGAGAACTTATCATCCTTCGTAAGCCCACCAGATTTGTTCTTGATTCCTGCGGATCGTTTAAGATAGTTGTCCCTAGCTTTACTAGAGTAATTATGACCATAGTCTTTATGACCAAATCTGACGACCTTAATTTCATTACCTTTTTTAGCAAGAACCTCCATCTTGTGTTTGCTTGACCCACTGTTTCTTTTTGGCTTGTTAAACCCAGGGTACTTCTTACCCCTGTAAACGACTCCGTTTGAAACTCTTTTAGTATCTTTTACTGTAGCCATTATCTTTTCCTACCCTTGTGCAATCCGTGTTTGGCATGTTGTTTACCCTTTGCGGTTGCCTTCCTCTTAACTGTGTTAGCCTTGGACAATTTCTTTCTGCCCTTTGCTGTAGACTTTAACTTAGCAATGGTCTTGGCTGGAGCATAAACCTCTCCAGTCTTGCTAGATTTTTTACCACTAGCCGTTCTCCATTTTTGTTTTGTCCATTTGATTAAAGACTTTTGTGTTTTCTTTAACGGCATAACCTATTTCTTTTTGGCGTTAGCCTTGCGTCTTACCCTTGATACTCTTCTCTTGGGTTTAGGTTTTTGCATTAAGTGTTGTTCTTGCCTGTTAAGGCTCCACTCAATAAACCTGTCAAATAATTTACCAATCATTTTTTATATCCTCCGCCCTTTGCTTTATACATTCTAGCCAGCATTTGAGCTTTTCTTGCTGACCACTGACCAGCTCTACCACCTTTAGATCCTTTCTTTATTTGATTGAAAAGATTTTTACGCATAGTTGGTTTCGTATAGTTACCCGCAGAGTTGACTGTGGATTTCTTTTTCGAAGCCATTACTTTTTCTTTTTAGCGGTTTTCTTTTTACCTTTTTTCATTGGCGGTCTTCCGACCTTAGATCCGTATGTTCCTGGTCCTTTTGGCATGATTATTTCCTTTTAAATTTTCTAACTACTTTATTATAGACCATTCCCTTCATACTCTTAAGTGATCTGGTATGATCTGGTAATTCTTCCCATGCCTCCTTTCTTTTTTCCCGAGTCGAAAGCCTTGCAATGGTATTGCAGACTCCCATCTGCATAGATAAAAGATACAACAAATCATAAAACTTTTCATCTACATCTTCTAAATATTTTATTCTATCCGCCTGTGATGGCATGTTGGCAATCTTGTGTGCATAACTCAGTAAATCTATATCTCCAAATTCTGTGAGGTGCTTCACTTCTTGTTTTGCATGTCGTGGTTATACAGTGCAAAGAACCCATAATGAATTACTTTAAGTATGTCAGCCCTGTTCTTTCCTTCTTTTTTGCCATAGCGTTGTGCATATTTCATCACGTTGCCCATGCAGAAGCCCTCTCCATGACCACTGTCCATGATAAATTCTGTAGCCTGAAACTTATTTAAGGAATAATGTTGCTCATACGTTTTATCTACATACTTTGCGAACTCATTAATTAGTTCACCTTCGTTATATTTATAATTTATTTTTTCTTTTTTTCTTTTTGGCATTTATCTTCCTTGTTTTTTTTATTAAAAATCTTGTCCCAGTTTTCTGAATATAGTTTTTCGTTAGAGTTTCTTCTTACAGAACCCTTGCCGCCTTTCCATTCTCCATGATTACTCATTATCTATTAACTCCTTAAGTTTTATTAAAAGATCAGTTTGCTTTCCGTATCTTTTCTCAAACTCTCGCTTGAAAGGATGTCGTGAAACATAAAGATCGTTGTTGATTCCTTCTCTGTGATGTTTGTAGCACAACCCAAGCGTCATAAGATGTGCCTGTGGTTTTGTTTTTCCATCTATATGATGCACCTCTGACGGAGAATGACAATCGTAGAAAAGATGACAGACAATACATCCAAAGTTAGATATAGCATCCATCCAATCTTTCTCTTCTTTATTTGGGGATCTGCCCTGCATATTTCTTTAATAACATTTTATTGTTAGCCCTAATGTAATCCTCGAAGCTTATTTCTTTCTCATTATGCTTTCTTCTTTCAGACCTACACTCTTCATGCATCATTCTGCAAAAGCTTTTAAAATTATCATGCCCCATATCTATTTCTTTCCATCCTCAAGTTAGCCATTTTTGTTCTCCATTCCTCAAACTGCATATCTACTGCAAGTTTTTCTGTTTGTAGTGCATCAAGTGATGCTTTGGCAACAGCAACCTTCATAGATGCCTGGGCGTATTCATCAGTAGATTCTGCTTTAGATTTTTGAGAGTTATAACTTCTCTCCCCTTCTTCTTTTGCTATACAAAGCTCTCTCCAAAATACTCTTTTAAGACCAACATCTGCCTTAAGGACATTTACTCTAGCCTCTGATATTTTTGGTATTATGTCTCTTAACTGTTGATGAAAATTTTCAGATTGGTCCATATTCTTTTTTCCTCCCGAAAGCCCTGTCTTCTGGGTCTATAAACTTGGATAGTGAGCCATCAAAACTTAGTTCAAATGTTCCCATCTCTCCCATTCTATTCTTTTTGACTATCACTTCAGACAAACCTGTGTCTAATGCATCATAATAATCTTCTCTATACAGCATTATAACCATATCCGCGTCTTGTTCTATAGAACCAGAGTCTCTTAAGTCTGAAAGTAAAGGTCTTTTATCTGGTCTTGACTCAACACCACGATTAAGTTGAGATAAAGATATTAAAGGACAGCCTATTTCTTTTGCCAATCCTTTTAAAAGGTTTGATATATAAGTCATAGATGCTGTTCTGTTATCTGATCCTGCTGGTGCTTTACTTGTGGTCATTAAAAGCTGTAAGTAATCAACTATTATTAAGTCTATCTGCTTGACCGCTTGAATTGATTTGGTTTTGTTAACAAGAGTCTCTATTGTTATTGGAGACTTATCGTAAACATATAAGTTAGATTGAGATAATTTGTTTTTTGTTTCTTCAAACAATCTCCAATCTGATGCTGTTAAATTTCCGCCGTCCATTTTGTCAATAGATATTCCCGATTCAGAACTTACAATCTTTTTTATAAGCTGCTCGTTTGTCATCTCAAGACTAAAAATTAATACGTTTTTATGTGCAAAAATATTATTTGTTGCTATATTTAAAGCCCATGTGGTCTTACCCATTCCCGGTCTACCTGCAACTATAACCAAGTCCCCTGGTTTAAATCCTCTAATTTTTTTATCTATTTGCGTAAACCCTGTCTTTACTATGTTCTGTAAATTTGTTCCTGCATTTTTTAATTCTTGATGAACTGTCTCAAGTATGTCCTTAATCTCTCTTGGTGTTCCATTGTTTTTTGTTATCTTATTGTCTATAAGTAACTGATTTACCGTGTCTATTTTTTCTGCTATGCTTATTTTTTCCCCAACAATTTTTGGTATTTCTTCAGCAAGTCGCAATAATTTATTATTAGCTGACTTGTCTTGCATAAGATCAATCCACCCATCAAATCCTGCTGAGCTTACACAGTAAGCACTTGCTTCTTGCACCTCCTTAAACATAATATCATTATCCATATTTGTTCTAATGGTAACTATGTCATTTGCATTTTCTCTAATCATAATTTCGTAAGCGTTCTTATAAGAAATTACATCAAAGTCATCTGGCATCAATCCTTTTTCTTGTGCACTTTGAAATCTTTTATAATCCAAAACCATTGAGCCAATTATGTTTGCCTCTAACTCATAAATATTATCCATATCTTCTCTCTATTATTGCTTCAAATTGATTTAGACCTATCATTGTCATAAGGGTTGGTTTCTTAGCCCAGAAAGATCTAATCCATTTCTTATGACCATCTGAATTTGCTATCTCAAAATATTTATACCAAAACTCTTCAGTAGTTAAATCTATCTTCTTGCCTGTCTTTGGAGATATTATTCCTTTCCTCCCCAATTCACGCAGCTCTTTCCATCTTGTATTAGCCTTGAATGAGTTAGCACTATGCTGATAGAAAACCTTATCGCATTGCTCTTTATAAATTTCATTTATCCTATCTAAATCTAATATATATATTTGTTTAGTATTACCTTTAGTATTGTAGCCACCTGACGGCGGGGGGTAGCCACCTGACGGCGACACCTTTAACTTATAAAGATTGCTTGTATTATTTCTTTTTTCCCAATCTAAGTATCCTATTTCCTTAAGCTTTTTAAGATTATCTTTTATAGCTGTAAGAGATAGGTTGGTAAGTTCTGTTAACTTTCTATGTGATGGATATGACTGACCAAATTCATCAGAATAATTTGCTAATACTATTAGTATAAGTTTTTGCGTAGAGTTAACTTCCACTTTTAAAACTTTAGTGATGTATTCCAATGACATATTTTCCCTCGTAAGATCACATTAAAACACAAGAATATAATTATTGTAAATACTTGATTTAATATATTATAAAGAATACAATCATTCCAAGGAGAAATAATATGGCAAAAGAAAAAATATACGAAGCTTTACAATGCGTTCAAGAATACATGGTTTTAAACCCTATCGCAAAAGAAGGCGTTAACAACTATCAAAAATATAATTACAGAGGTATTGACCAGATCATTCAATCTTTTTCAAAACCTTTGTTTGAAAATAAGATTTTAACAATTGTGCAACCAGGGTTAAATGTTTCTACTAAATTTATAGACGGTAAGAATACTTTAACTAGAGTTGTTGGAACTCTTAGGTTTTTATGTACAGAGGATGGGTCTTTTATTGACAGGTCTTATGTTGGTCATAGCTTATCACAACAAGCCAAAGACCTAGAGGCTGCAAGATCTTTTGCTTATAGAAATGCTTTATTGGAAACATTTTGTGTCCCTTTTGAGGGAGTTGTTGAACCAGAGATGGAAGGTGTTGATAAAGACTCAAAACCTGAAGCTGACCAAGAAGAGGTTTCTATTATAGAAGAGTTTAAAACACAACTTAGAAAGGTTTATAAAGATAAAGAAAAAGCCCTAAAACTATTTCAACAATACGACAAGGTTGCAGAGCTTAGTAACGACAAAGAAACTAGAGTCCAGTTAAATCTTTTATACAGCAAGGTAGTTAAGTAATGCAAAAAATTAAACAAGGATCAGAGGCTTGGCATCAACAAAGAGCAAATAGAATTACTGGCACAAGGCTCTGTAAGACCGCACAAGAATGTATTTGGACAAAGGGAGATCAATGGGAGTCTTTGGGAAGAGATATGTATAGAGAGGCTAACGGATTATCACAAGACCCATTTAATCAATTTGCTATGTTTGCAATGAAACACGGTACAGACAGCGAGCCCTTAGCCTTAAAAACCTTAGAGAGAATGGGATATAAAATAACACAACCATCTTTTGTGGTTCATCCAGACTACGATTGGCTTGGCATATCTCCTGATGGAATAATGCTTGAGGGAAGAAATGGAAATGTATCTGCTGTTGAGGTTAAATGTCCTCAAGGAAAACCCTGTAAAAATGTTAAACAAGACAAGAGAAATTATTGGCATCAAATACAAATGGCTTTAGAGTGCATGGACTTGGATGAAATGTTATTTTTTCAATGGTATAGCGATGAAGAGTATTATGAGGAGTGGGTTAAGAGAGACAAGGATTGGGCAAAAACATATATACCAAAAGCAAAAGAGTTTATGGATTGGTATGCGGAGAAAAAGTTAGACCCAAATTATATTGAGAGGTGGACTCAAGACAAAGAAGAACCCGGAATAAATTATAAGACAGTTGATGATGAGGATGATACGTCTGAATTAGCATCTGTGTTAAAAGAACTGAAGGAGCTCAAGGACAAAACTTTGATCCTAGATGAAAGGAAAAAGGTATTGTCTGCTGTGTTAATAGCAAAACATGGCGGAGCATTTAGTACCTCACAAGTGAAATGTCACATGACACAAGCAAGAGGAAGAATAAACTACGCTAGGTTGGTTAAGGAACAGGAAATCCCCAGAGATGTAATGGAAAGTTATAGATCTGAGGGAGACTCTAGGATTTATACCAAGCTATTGGAGGAAAAAAATGGCTAATAATAAGAAATCAATTAGCTCAAGAATCGACAGCGATATATACGATAAGCTTGTAAAAGTTAGCAAGATAGAAGGTCATAGATTTAATGACAGAAAGATTGCTTATATTGTAAATAAAGTTTTAGAAGACTGGTCTAAAAAGGAGAAATAAATGAAACAGTATGACAATAGTAATCGTGGATCTATTTGGAAAAACGATAAAAAAGAAAAAGAAACACAACCAGATTATACTGGGGGTATAAATATTGAGGGCAAAGAATACTTTCTGAATGGTTGGGCAAGAAAACCAGGTGCAAATCCAAAAGCTCCCGTAATGAGTTTTAGTGTAATGCCAAAAACAGAAGGGTATAATGCAACAGAAAACAAATCAGAAGAAGTTTTTCCATCTGGAATTACAGAAGATGATTTACCATTCTAAGGAGTAAAAATGGAAGAAGATAAATATATAAAACTAACTGTAGATGGAGAGGTAAGACAGTACGAAGTACAAACCCTATCTCAAGAAGCAAAAAATCGTTTAGGAGTTTTAGGCTTTCACTCACAATCTATTATGCCTCTGCTTACAGAAATCATTAGATTGGTTCAGCTAGGTAATCAAGTTGATCAAGGGCAATTGACAGGGCTTCTACCAGAAAAGTATGAGGTTATTCCTCAAGAGAATGTTGAAGAAGCTGAAGTTGTAGATTCTGAGTCTGAAGAAACTAAAGACTAATGACTGACGATATAGACAAGGGTCTTTCAAATTTTGAGAGACTCTCGGCTATTCTAGGAAAGAGATCCCTGTCTGGATCTCCGTGTACTGGGGGTGTTTGCACTACAACCCTTGGAGATCAAAGATGTAAAACGTGCGGAAGGTATGAGGATGAAATCCTTGAGTGGAATGAGCTATCAGAGGTTGTTAGAAAGGGAATAAATATGAAGAACATTTCTCAAGGCTATGAAATAAGACAGACCTTTACAAACAAACCAAAAGACGAAGAAGAATAATGACCAATCCATCAGATGCTTTTAAGAAAGATCTAGCGGTTGGACATGAAATAGAAAACAAAGTTCTAATATCACTTAGAAAAAAATATCCAACAGCAGTTCTTGTACCCGGAAAATTTAAACCGTATGACATATTTATCCCAGAAAAAAACCTTAAGATAGAAGTCAAGGTTGATTATAAGAGTCAAGAGACAGGAAACATTCTTGTTGAATTGTTTATGTTTAATAAGCCATCAGCACTTCTTAGCACAGAAGCAGACTTTTGGATTATAGAAACAGGATTAGAAACCTTTTGGATTACTCCAAAAAAAATTGTTGAGTGCATCATAATAAATAATATAAAGTCCCAGCCTATACTTGGAAACGGTGATGATCAAAAGAAGATTGCATGTTTAGTTCCTTTAGAAACATTTAAAAAATATACCATTTGACTATTAAGAATAAAAAGATTACAATTCTTACAATACAAATTATTGGGGAATAATATGGACATATATCCAAACGCTTTATTAGTTTTTAATGAAGATACAAATCACGGGACTGTTGAGTGGAGATGGAAAACCACTGGAGACCCTTCGCCAGCATACAAATCTTTAAACCACCAATGGTGGACTCCTAAGAAGTCAGACTTCCAGATTCTAACAAAATTAAATGCGGAACAAAAACAAGAAGTAAGAGATGAGATTTGGGGAAACATGCAAGAAGAAATTCAATACTTCAAAAAGGTTTATAAGTTACATAAAGATAATAAGAAGGAGGCAAAAAATGAAACATGATACTTTAATTATTATTTCTGTTATAGGGATGCTTCTGTCTGCAGCAGCTTTGGTTCTTGTTGGTGGATAATATAACTAGAAGATGTATTGCTTTGAACGAAGCAAAAAAAAGAGCCGGGGATCCAGAGTTTAAAAAGCTTTGGGGTCTTAAGCTAAGGGAACTATTAAATCAACCAAAGAGGATTCAAAATGAATACATGGAAAGAAGCCGTTACTGAATATTATAAGTTTAATAAAATGGGTAAAAATGATTTTACTTATCGCAAATACTTTGACCCAAGACTAGATGGCATAGATATAAAAGACATAAAGAAATCAGATATTGTAAACATTAGATCTGGAATAAAAGGCAAACCCGGAACTGTTAATAGATATTTAAATTATTTCAGAGCAATACTTATGTATGCTTATGAAGAACTGGGATGGCTGGACTCTAAGCCTATAATTAAAAAAGTTAAAGAGGAATCTGCGAGGGTTAAGTATTTTAGTTTGGATGATATAAACAAGCTTCGTAATGAACTACCAGCTCATCTACAAAAACCATTTGTCTTTTCTTTACTTACAGGTGTAAGAATGTCGAACTGTTTTAATCTTAAGTGGATTGACATCATGGAAAACCAAATAGCTATTGATGGATCTGAAACTAAAAACGGTAGAAGTTTGTGTGTACCTTTGAATAATAAGTGTAAAGAATTGCTAGATTCTATAGACCGAGTTGGTCCTTACGTTTTTACATACGCTGGCAGAAAGATTGGCAGAGCCTCTAATACAGGATGGTACAACGCTTTAAAGAAAGCAAACCTAGAAGGTTTTAGGTGGCATGATATAAGGCATACTTGGGCTACTCACCATGTGCAGAACGGAACACCGCTTCACACATTACAACATCTTGGTGGTTGGTCAGACTTTAACATCGTCAACAGGTATGCACATCTGTCAAAAGATTATCTAAGCGATGCTTGTGAGGTTAGTAATACTCTGATATCTTAATGTTTACAGCAGGACTAACGGGCTTTGTCATATTTCCCCCTATTAGTATGTATCTGTTAGTCTTGCTTCT